CCCCCGCCGATGCGGCAGGGACCGATTCGCAGTTCTGCAGGGATGCCGCGGGGGTCGATGCGCTTGCATGCGCCCCGCTCTCCGAGGTGGTCGGCGTTGCCGCCGTGGCAGTCGGGACAGCATTCTCTGCCGTAGTCACAGCAGCATCCGCATTCTGGGCAGGTGCACATGCGAAAACCTCCTTTGCTTTTTTAATGTCGGCAAGAATCTTTTCCATCTCCTGCTGTGGGGTCATGCCCTTGCGGTTGCCATCCGGGGTAAAAAACTGACCAAGCAGCTCTCTTTTTGCGGCAACACCTTTCAGATTCTGAGCGCAGGTGATAGTCAGGCAGTAACGGCCATCAGCTCCATAGTCCGATGCACGAATATCTTTGGAAAACGAGCCAAAAATCTCTCTGTCTGGATAAGTATCTTTGATCCATGCGGAGACCTGAGACAAAAAGTCGAAGTCCAAACTGTGCACTCGACAGGTGCATTTGTCCTTGATGGAGCCAGAGAATTCTGATGCATAAGTGAGAGTCTTGCTCATCCGACACTCATAGCCCCGAGTCTCCAGGGCGACAGTTTTAGCACTTTCGTCCCATTGAAAGTTTCCGTATGGCATGGCGTAGGGGCATCCCCAGCACTCATGGCCGGGTGCATAGCCAGACAGACGGTTGCCAGTGGTACTGGTATCGGTGGATTTCTTCACTCGCCGTCCGCATTTGCAGATATAGGTAGTCATACCCTTACCTCCGTGTCCTTGAGGCGGTCCAGCATCTCGGCCTGCACATCCTTGCTCATGGGCTGGATGTTGTTGCCCTTCCAGCTGTAGCAGAGGATGGGCCCGTAAAGCTGACGGCCCCGGTACGTCCGGTTCAGCAGGCTGGCGGGCTGGATGGGGCCATCGTACCGGCCCACGAACAGCACCGCCGGGGTGCGGGGCAGTACGATCATCTCACTGCGGGTGCCCAGCCGGTTCTCAATGGCCCACAGGCTGTCCGGCAGGGTGGTGACTACCGGCTCTTTGCCCGGTTCGATCAAAATTCCTTTCATTGTAAAACCTCCGATTTTGTGATATCATCGGGGTGATGAAGTCGTTCAAACTCATCATCCCTTGCAGCTCGTCGGTGTTGGCGCACCGGCGGGCTTTTTTCGTATAGTGCGTACCGGCGGCAGGCTGTCCACCTCGCTGCGGTCGATACGTTCCCGCGCAAATGTGTACTTGTAAGACAGATGGCTGCCGCTGAGCCCATGGCTGACGGCAGACGCAAAGCTGTTCGCGCTCTTGTAGCCCAGCCGCCTGGCACACATCTCGGACGTGCCGGATGCCAGCAGATCGCCGGTCTTTGCGTCCCAGACGGTGTACCACATGACGCGGGCAGGTTTTTCATTATGCGCCCTGTAATCCCTGCAATATTGGTTGTGGCGCTCTCTGCGGCAGGAAGCGCAAAAGCGCAGGTTTCCAGCAACTTTTTCCATCACCTTGCCGCAGTCCAAACAAACGCGGGTGAAGTGCTTTCCTTTATTCATGGGTGGTGTCAGCCCGCCTTCCTTCCGCTCTTCACGGTGTTCCGGGGCTGCTGGTGCACCTTGCGGCGGCGTTTCTCACGTGCTTCGGCGGCAAAGCCCAGCCGCATGAAGAAGATTGCCAGCAGGATCAGCACCATGGCCGTGACGAACGCACCGTCCGAAACGGTGCCCAGTGTCTGGGCAGTGCCCTCAACGCCCATGCCGTACAGCAGGCCCACCACAAAGCAGGCCATTGCCAGCCAGTACCAAACGCCAGATTTGATTCTCATGCGGACTCTCCTTTCTCGACAGTAGGGAAGAACAGCTCCCCGATTTCATCCTGCGGGATATCAAGCGTCTTGCAAATTTCTGCGATCTCAGTGCTTGTCCAAGGCTGCTTCCCGTTCATCCGCTTGCTCATTGTGTCAGTTCCGATGCCGATTGCATTTGCAATCTCCTGATCCCGGAACCCGCAGCTGTGGAACCGCCCCCGCAGCTTCCAGTACGGAATCTGCCGGAAGGTGCCGCGAATGGTTGATGCGTTCAACATTTTATTCCTCCTTTTTCTCGGTCGGCAGCCCATCCAGCAGGCTGTCCATCAGGGCGGCGTAGAACGGGTAGCCTTTGGCAACGATTGTCAGGCTGTCGATGACGTTGGTAAGGAAGCTCTGGGAGCCGCGTACCACGTTCTCCATGGTGCGCACCGTGTCGCAATGCTGGCCGTAAATGGCCTTGAACTCACCGCACAGGGCCTTGACCTGCATGTACTTGGCCTTGCTGTCCTCGCGGTTCTTGCGGCACTCGTCCAGAAAAGCGGTGTTCTCGTCCAGCTTCTTCCGGGCTTCGATCACCCGGTCGATGGCGCCCTGGATGTTGGCATCCTGCACGGCCTGCTGCTCTTTGTGCTGCGCGGCCAGCTTCTTTTCCATCTCGTTGAAGGCTTCGATGTACTTGAGCTTCCACTGCACGGCTTCCTTGCCGGTAAAGCCCATGGCCAGCAGCGAAAAGCCGTCCCGGTTCATCAGGTACATGGGGTACTTCTTGCCGCGGTTCTCAAAAGTAGCGGGGTGAAACATAGATTTGGCGGCTGAATTTTCAGCCACGAGATTTGCGACGGCCTGCATCACATTTTTGTGCTCCTTGCCGAAGCGCTTGGCAACGTCCCGGCTGGATGCCACCGGCTCGCCGTTCTGGGTGGATAAGATGATGTCGTTCATGGTGAAGATGTACCTCCTTATTTTCGATGTGTTTTGATATAACGTTCGATTCTTTCGCACACACGGCAGACTGCTGTATAAAATTTGACTTTCTGCTCAGTGACGAGTATTTTAATAATCAGAATAAGTTTGTCCATAGAACCTCCCAAAGAAAGGAATGATAAGATGAGTGATGAGAAGAATAGCGGCAACACCTTTAACATCAATGCCGTACCCAGTTGCATCGATGAACCGGTAAAAGCTATGCTGAAGCCAGGGGCAAATCAAATAGGAACACTTTTTGGCGATCTCCTTGCGATGGCAACAAGTAAAATCCATTTTTCAGCAGAAAAGATGCGTTTACAACAAACACATGACTTAGAGGAGTTTAAAAAATCACTGGGTGAAAAGTTGAATGCAAAACCAGCGGAATGCTTGGTTGAACCTCGTATGCAGGTGGTTGGCCCTGCTATCGAAAATGTCAAGTACTGCATGGATGAGCCGCAAATCAGCGAAATGTTTCAAAATCTTCTTGCAAATGCAGCAGACGAACGCTATCAAAGTAAGGTTCATCCGTCTTTTCCGGCAATGATTGCACAAATGTCACCTCTGGATGCTGAAAATTTCAGTTTGTTTCAATTCAAAACGCAATATCCAATTGTTGAGTTTCGATATATTATGTTTGATGAGACATTCAAAACGGTTCAGTCAAATGTTTTTGCTGCAAATCCCAAAATGCTAATGTATAACGATAGTCTTCTCCAATCTGCTTCTCTGAGTTCTTTGGCAAGGCAAGGATTGGTTGGTATCTCATATGATTCATATATTCCTGATAAAGATGCTTATACTATTTTTGACGAATTTGAACTTATTAAAGAAATGCGAAAAAGAATCGATCAACCACCAGAGGGCGGATATCATCACCCAGAGGATGATGATAAAATAGTACGTGTTCTCATACAAAAGGGACGTATAAGACTCACACCTTTGGGAAAGTCATTTTTACATGTGTGCTTTAGTTGTTAAAATATTTCTTTGCCCAGCGTTCCGGTTCCAGCGGTTCGCTGGGCTTTTTGTTGTTGTCCATGGGGTTCACCTCCTTGTGCGCACCTCGCTCCTGCGGTAAAATAAAGAAATCAGGAGGGAAGTGCAAAAATGGAAAATGTCGTAAAAGTTGTAAATAAAATCATAAACTGGCTGTGGAATCGTGAAAACATTACACTTTTGATTGCAATTGCAGGTTTCGGAATGTCTCTGTACAACTTTTTTCGGGCGCTGTGGGATAAACGATGCTCGTTCCGGGTTGACTATGTAAGCCATTACTGCTGTTTATCCAAAAGCGGAAAATATGCGGAGCCTATGTTTCGCTTTAATTTTGTAAATCTGTCCTCTGCTCCGCTGACCGTCGTGCGGATGTTCTTGCTGGTTGATGGTGAAAAATATGAATTTCTCTTTCCAGAGCAGCAAGTCTATCAGATGACACGCCGTCAAAAAGGTGAAACGGTCCAGATCGGAGAAGTTAAGTCTCAAAAATTGCCTTTTCGATTAGAAGGAAAGGGCGCTCTTGGCGGCTATTTTGCTGCATATCTCCCAACCGATATGGAAAAGACCTTTCAATCAGCAGGAAAATGGCAGCTTGTCGTTCAAACCCCACAAAAGGAAATAGTGTTTTCAATTGTGGCGGATAAGCCAGGTTACGATATTGAGCAGTATGGATACTGATGCTAAAGCCAACGTGATTTTAGACACTGATGCATCCGCCCCTTTCAGCTTTTTTCTGTTACCACAGCAACATTGCCAGCCCAATCCGTTGTTTCAACAACAGCTTTACCCTGCCGCCCTTGTACCGCTAATACAAGGGCGGCAATTTCTTTGGGTTCACCAATGATTTTGATTTTCATGTTTTTCACCTCCTTTTGGATGAATTAAATAATCTACTTTAAGTAGATGCACTGGCGAAAAAAATTTGGTCGATGGGAATGCCGACGACCTCACTGATTCTTTTCGCGGTGGCGACGGTAGCGTCTTCGGGCGATTGCTCGATTTTGCGGTATGTATCGCGCGAAATTCCGAGCTTTTCTGCCATTTCACGCTGTGTGAAACCGGCGTACTGGCGGGCTTGTTTAACGGTGAATCCCAAGTTCACACCTCCTTTCGTCTGGGTTCGAGAATACTATACTCCACTTTTAGTAGAATGTCAAGAACTTAAAGTAGAAAATTTTAAAATAAATGTTGACATAGCTCTACTTTTGGTGTAATCTCTACATATAAGGAGTGATTCAATTGAGCATCGCTGAAAATATTAAAAAAATCCGATTGGAACACGAGCTATCACAGGCTGACCTTGGCAAGATTGCAGGTGTCAGCGACAAAGCGGTGTCCACTTGGGAACTCGGGATAAAAATACCTCGCATGGGCGCAGTGGAGAAAATGGCAAATTACTTTGGTATCCCCAAAAGTGCAATTTTGGATGATGCCCAGCCCGCTCCTGCATCCCGTCCCATCCCCCCGGGCTTTGAGCCGATGCCGAAGATGAAGAAGATCCCGCTGATCGGCAGCATTGCCTGTGGGGAACCCATCACGGCAGAGCAGAACATTGAAAAAATGGTGGACGTGCCGGAGAACATCCGGTGCGATTTTTCCCTGACCTGCCACGGTGACAGCATGGTGGATGCCGGCATTCACGATAAAGACGTGGTGTATATCCGCATCCAGCCGGAGGTGGAGAACGGCGAGATCGCAGCGGTGCGCATTGATGGTGAAGCCACCCTCAAGCGGGTATATTACAACCCCGGCACGCTGACCCTGATGCCCGCAAACCCGGCTTATGCGCCCATGATCTACGCCGGCCCCCAGCTGGAAGAGGTGCACATTGAGGGCAAGGCCGTAGGCTGGACGCACTGGGTAGGGTGAAAAGCGATATTTCACTAAAATTTGCGAAAAATAACCAATAATTGATTATTTTGCAAAATGAGTTGACAAAATCAACAAAAACGCATATAATGGGGGTGCATCTTTACAGGATGCCATCAGAAACATGATGTTTCAAAATGCTTAACAGACCCCTGGTAGTAAGCCCCCCGCCGATATGGGGAAGGCTGAATCCTGGGGTCTTATTTTTTACCAAAGGAAGTGTAACACAAATGGCAAAGACAGCAATTCTGGTTGATGGCGGCTTTTACCGCAAACGTGCAGCCCACTTGTGGGGCAAAAAGACCGCCGAGGAACGTGCGAAGGAACTGAATGCTTACTGTATGGCCCACCTTCACGATAAGGACGGCAACGAGGAGCGTCAGCTGTACCGCATTTTCTATTACGATTGTGAGCCAGTAGGCCGCCGCAGCGTGTACCACCCGCTGACAAAGAAGAATGTGGATTTGGACAAATCTGATACTTATACATGGACGCAGACCTTTTTGGAAGAATTGCGGAAGCGCAGAAAATTTGCACTCCGCCTTGGTACATTGTCCAACCAAATGGCCTACAATCTGCGCCCGGATGTGACCCGCAAGCTTCTTGCTGGCACAAAGCAGCTGGAAGAGTTGACCGAGGACGATTTCGTTTTTGTGGCTCAGCAAAAGGGCGTGGACATGCGTGTTGGTGTTGATATTGCGTCACTCGCGTATAAGAAGCAGGTTGATCAGATCATTCTGATTGCCGGTGACAGTGATTTTGTCCCCGCTGCCAAGCTTGCCCGACGGGAGGGCGTGGACTTTATCCTTGACCCGATGTGGGCTGATATCAAGCCTGATCTGTTTGAGCATATTGACGGCCTGAAGAGCCAGTGGCGTAAGCGCAGCGAAAAAGCTGAAGCGAAGAAGTAAGGCCAAACAATGTGCAAATTTTGCACATTGCTTCCAGCCGTTGCAAAATCTGCAACAGCTCAATAAAAACAAAAAACGCCCCCGGTGCTACCAACACCGAGAGCGTTTGCAGAGTGGCTTGCCCCAGAGGGTACAATCCAACATGAACACTTATATTGTACCACCTCCGGGCAGGCTTGTCAAAGTGTACCCTTGTGTATGGAGGTGGATTTTATGAAAAAGAGAACCAACACGGCATTTTGGGTCGAGAAGGAAAGCCGCTGGTGCATCGCGGTGCAGAAGAACGGTACCCGCAAGCGCTTTTACAGCAGCACGCCGGGCCGAACAGGACAACGGGAAGCAAACGCAAAAGCGGACGCATGGCTGGATGACAGTATCCGGGACGGCAGGAAGAAGGTAGCCACCCTCTATGCCGAGTGGGTGGAAGAGCTGAAGCTCACCTGCGGTACATCCTATGTGATCCAGTGTAATAAATACGGCGAATACTACATTCTCCCGGTGTGTGGGAACATCCGTATCGACGAGCTGACCGAGGGCGATCTTCAAAAGGCAATTGACATGTCTTTCAAAAAGCGCTGCCTCAAAAAAGGGGGGAAGCGCACGAGTGACAAACCTCTGAGCCGCAAAACCCTTATGACGATCCGCTCAACAGAGATCAGCTTTGTGAAATGGTGCCGCCGGAACAGGTACAGTACGATGTTCCCTGAGCTGTCTATCCCGAAGAATGCCCGCATGGGGAAGAAAAAGATTTTACAGCCGACCGCTTTGAAAGTCCTGTTTGATGTGGACACCCGCCTTTACTATGGCAAGCTGGTCTTTGACGAGTATATCTATGCCTACCGGTTTGCAGTTGCTACAGGTGTACGCCCCGGTGAACTTGTGGGGCTCTGGTATGGTGACGTCAAAGGGAACACGGTCAATCTGCGCCGCAGCATCAACCGGTTGGATGAGGAAACCACCGGCAAGAACGAAAACGCCATTCGCTCATTTGATATGGGCGAGGAAGCCCATGAGGCCTACGAAGCGCAGGTGGCCTTGCTGAAGGCTTCCGATATCCCGCTGAACTATACCACCCCTTTGTTCCAGATCCCGAACCAGAGGGCTTTATTCAAGCGCTGGAAGAAGTACCAGCGTGACAATGGCATTGAGCCTCAGGTCACGCTGTATGAGATGCGACACACTTTCGTCAGCATTGAATCAGGCGTATTGACCGACAGCCAGCTGAAGATGCTGGTCGGTCACAGCAAGAACATGGACACTGCCGGAGTGTATCGGCACGAGCTTGACGGTCAGAGGGAAGATCTTGCTGCCGCTACCACCGCGGCATTCAGGAAGGCTCAAGGGTGATTCTGGTAACACATTTGGTAACACTCTTTTTTGTAAACGTAGCAAAATACATGGGTTACAAACCAACCCCACTACATTTTTAGCAAGTGTTTAGGCGCGTTGCAGATATGTTTTTGACGCAACTCAATCATTTTTTGTTGTTCGACCCCCACTACCCGCATAAGAGAAAAAGCGCGATGAGTTCTCAGAATTCATCGCGCTTTCTTTTATATAATAAATAGTGTTGTTCGAGGTCTGCTCCCTCGCACAAAAAGAAACCGGTACAAAATGAGTACACCCCTGATAGACATTCCTATTGATTGGGACCCGCAGGCTAAGCAAAGCCGCACTGTGGCTTTGCTTGCGGCATAAATGCCGCCGCCTTGTTCGAGATCCCCTCCCTCGCACAAAAAGAAAAACCAGCACACGATGTGTACTGGTTTTTGGTGCGAGGGAGGGGACTCGAACGACAAGAAAACGACGGATTGACGTTTGCTTTTGATGTATTACTACGAATTCTTAC